CCAGTGAGTCTAGATTGTCTGTGTCCATGTCCATCGTGTCATCGGCGCCCATGGGTTCTGAAGCAACTTCTTCTCCGGTCAATATTCTTACACCGTTGTCTAGTTCTTGCCTAGTTGTCGTTAAAGTGGCTTCCGCCTGTTCAATCGCTGGCTGGATTTTTTGTAGGAAAGCGTCTGCCTTGTCCGCTCCCATTTCGTCTCTGATTCTGTCTGAAAGTTCTAGCATTCCTTCTGTCTTCATTGATGCTAGATCTTCTAGGAAAGATGTGACCTTGTCCATCATGTCCTTGGCCGCCAAGATTAATTCTGACTGTTCTTCAACACCCTCTTTCTTTATCATTTTGCCTTTGTGATCTTTGGATGCACCAAGTTTGTCTGCAATTCTGTCCACTGCTCTATTACCTGCCGCTGTGCCCGCCGCTGTTGCCGCCGCCATGCCCATTCTTCCGATCAATGGTGCTACTTCGTTTGTCTTACCGGCCATCAGTTTCGAAGCCGCTTGTCTTTCATCTGGACTCAGTGCTTGTCCTTTTCTAAGTTTGTCTTTGATTGGTGCAGATGCTTTATCTAAAATCGGATTGGCTTCTCCACCATACTCAGCAAGTTTTCTTTCTGTTATCGCTTGGTTTATGATGTCCAACATCATTTGATTCTTTTGATATGAATCATCTTTTAATTCCTGTCCAAAGTGTGTGTTCTGTGTGATTTCATGTATCTTTGTTCTTACGTGATTTGCTGTGTCTTCAAGTTCTTCTCTAGTGAACCTAGAAAGATCCATTGTTTGATTGAATCTTGATTCAAATTCTGCTAATAAACTCTCTGTCGTTACTGGTTTTGTAAGTTCTATGCTTTGCATATTGTTATTTATATTCTATGCTCCGAACGTATCACTAAAGATTTGTTGTATTCTGCCCTTACATTCGTCCGCTAGGTGGTTTGCGGCATCTAGCCTATCCCAATAGACGTCCTCCACCTGGTCATCCTTATCTTTCTGAGCCTCTTTGATCATGCGTTTGGCGTTCTGTATGTCGAACAGTTGTGAGGCAAACTTGGTGTCTAGTTCCAGCAGGTTAGTGGGCACATTATTTCCATCAGCCAGGTGGTGCGCCACAAGGATTGCAGTCTGCTTAAGGTTTATGTCGTCGTATATAATCGTGGCTTCCATCATGTCCGCTATCACATACACGTACCTGGTGCCGGACCACTTCTTTGGTACGATCGCTATATTGCCTATCAGGATACCCTTGGAGAACTGTTTGGGTAAATGCCTGAATGGCCTACGCGACTGTTCTTTGTGTGCCAGGTCTGCAAGTTTGGTTTTGAGACCATATGCCTCGATCTGTTTTACCAGTTCTGATTTATTTTTTCTTTTCACTCCGGATCATCCTTATCTTTCTATTTAAAGCATATTGGACGTCGTTGTCAAGTTTCTTTCTCACGAAGATGGCCTTGTCCGCCAACTTCTTTGCTCTGTCTTGGTCAGCAGTTGTAAGTGAACTGCCACGGAAGGATTCCTTGGAGTGTGATTCGATGAATTGCATATCTTCATTCGTCACATAAACTTTAACTTTGGGTGCTATCTGTATGAACATTTATTGGTAAAATATTAACCGGGCATCTTCATCAAGATAACCACCACTGTTGACAACAGTCCTGCTACCACTGTGCCGGCTGTTGCTATGATTGTTTTTGATGAACTTTTTTGCCCAGCGATCATGTCCTCATTCATCTTGCCTAGTCGCAATTCGATCGCTGAAAGCCTGTCGTGTAGGCCTTTGTATCTCTCCGAGCACAGGTCAACGTGTGCTTCTAAATTCTGTTTTTCTAACTCTGTTGTACTCATTAATCTTATATACTCTTTTAGTTCCTTTTTGATCTCTCTGATCTCTTGACTTATAGCCTGAAACTGTGCCTGAAACATTGCCTAAATGAGCCTTAAAAAGTTTTTATTTTGTGCCTAAAATGTATTGTTATTTATCTGTGGGTCCAGAGTACGAAAAGTACGTGTTTATAGTCCTAGGAGATAGGGTGTCAAAGGTGCTGTTTGGAAACGTCACAGTCTCTTTACAGAAACTGACTATGGGCACTTGGTGGAAGTCTTCGATCAAATTCAACGTTGGCTCCTGTAAGTCACCGTAGACCCCGGACTGTTCAGCAAAAAACTGGAAGTTCCATATGGTCTGTTTGCCCTCGTAGAAACTGCCAAAGCAGTGATTGGACAGTGTAGGCAGTTCCATCTTCGTTGGAGCATTCTCCCAAGTGATGTTTGATCTCATCTGTAGTAACTGCAACACGGTGTTGAAGTTTGAGTTCTGGTCACGTGCCACTGCCAGGCTGTGCTTGTCGTGTATCATGTCTCCCGCAGGAGTCTTGAAAGGGAACTCCTGTTTCAGATTTCCATTGTTGGTTATATCAACCAATGTGTGGATATGGTATTCGTGCATAGAGATATTTAAGTCACAAAAAAAAGGGTGAACAAATTAATGCCCACCCTTTTTCGTTTACTGTAAAAACAGTTATTATGATACTAACGCAGTATCTAAGATACCAAGTTTAGTTGCATGAACTTCTGTAGAAGATAAGTTCACACCATCTACTGTTCCTAATGCTCTTAAAGACGCCTGCATAGTTGTTACGTTAACTGAGTCAGCACCTTCGAATGCAACAGTTTGTTGCGTGTTAGAGTCTAATAATGGACCCATAGCAACGATTGTGCCTTCTGTCATTAGTGTGTTTCTGATGGCATTCTGAGCACCTGATGGTCCTGCAGATCCATTTACTGCTACTGTGTAATCAATAGTGATGAATTGGATATCTCTTCCAAAACTTTCAAAATTGTTTGTTACAGCCGCCGGGTTTACTTTAGTTGTCATTTTAAATCCTCCTTGTTATCTGATTTAATGACTTTGATCACACTCTGTGATCAAGTTGTAAGTATTTATAAATTAATTTGGTAAATTATGCTGTAATATTACGATTTTGTCCATACTTCGTCACTTTTTGTACGTCTACGGAACGTATAGCCTAGTTCTTTCAATATAGACTCACATTTAGAAACAATGTCTAACCTTTTGTCTCTTTTCATCTCAATGTTGATCACGGGATCATTATGGGTGAGTGTTTCCCTGGCACCATTCAACAGTGGCACTTCAAAACCGTCCACGTCTATTTTCACAAAGTCTATGTTGCCTATATGGAAACTGTCAAGTGTCCTGCATTCAACATCACCATCGATGTTTTTGAGAACCGTTGAGTTGAAATCTTGTTGTGCCTTATGCTCTCTATCTGAAAGACCATAGGGAAATAGTGTCACGTTGGTCCTCTGTATGTTCCTTTCAAAACACTCTCTGAAATTGGGATTGGGTTCGAAACAGATCACCTTTTGGAATTGCTTTGCTAGTGGCCTTGTCCATTGTCCTACGTTGCTACCTATGTCTAGACAGGTACGCCAACTGTCAACATATTGCAGTGCGGCATTTCTTTGCAGTTCTTGTCCGTTGCCTGCATCTTCCAGATGTGTTGGTGCTGTGTGCTGTCCATATAACACCCAGAAACTGTTCTTATTCATCTGCCGGACTCAACTGCTTGAATCTTCTCTGCAAGTCTGTGTTTGGTAACGTGGCTGACAACATCCTATTGAGTGTTTTGATGGTGCTTGTTTTTTGTCGGGAGTTCAAGTTTTTGTAGTTGGCCACCGCTCTTCTAACGTTGCGATAGTTGCCATCATTGATGTTGAGTGCTCTTTCTAGTTGAGTTAGGTTTCTGTAGTGGTCCTCCCAACTTCGCATATATCTTCTAAGGGCCATCACAGGGACAGGTTGCCTTTGTCTCATGGCTTGTGCTTGATTCTTGTTTTTCAGTTTCTTTGTGATATCTGGGTCACCTGACACTATTGCCAACATGTTGGCCAGGTCGTTGTTGATCATCCTGACTTGATCAAATGTTCCTTTAGCCATGGTCTGGTCAGCGTACATTTTGGTAAAATTCTTTGTGTTTTTCAATTGGCTCATCAAGGCAAGTGCAAGGAAACTGAGGTATATTCTCTCTGTGACCTCTGGGAAAGTGAATCTCTGCAAGTCACTATGCCTTCTTATGGCTTTGCCTTCAGATACATACTTTAAAAATGGAGTTAACATACAGGTATTTATAGAGCATATGCAAAGAAATTTTATTCTCACTGATGTAATGAAGACTGGAAATCATGTTGAGCTCGAACAGTTTATCAATATGCACACCTTTGCTGATCAGCATTTTGAAATGACTGGGGAGTATTACACCCTACACAACTACGACTTAGATTCCTATGATCGGAGGTTCGCAATAATTGATGTTAGACGAGAAAATGATAGAATAAAAGATAATACAGAATTCAACTCAGAACTTAAAAGACGTTGCGAATTATTGCACAGCCAAGGATTTGTGTTCATAAAATCCAATCCATGGGAATCACTTGACAACATCAATAATACGCCACAATATCCTGAGATAGAAATAGAACATATAAAGTGGACAGGAGGTGTTAGTTGGTTTTGGTTTTATATGTATAAAAAACACAAGGGTAAAACTTTTAACTTTGATCACACTGCTAAAAAATATGATTTCTTATATCTAAACAAAATGCCAAGGACACACAGGGTAAAACTTTATGATAAGTTATTTGACAAAGGAATACTAGACAACAGTTTACATACCAAATGGCCAGACCGGAAACTACCTGCCGAGTACGAATTGCCATGGGCACAGGACTATCCGCAGTATGGCATGGATCAAGACATATTCGAGAAACCCTATAACGATACCGCCTGTAGTATTGTGTCAGAGACGAATGATAACGACTTCGAAGTTTTTATGACCGAGAAAATATGGAAACCAATAATAGCAAAACAAATATTTGTGGTGCATGGCAACTACCTATATCTCCAGAGATTGAGAGATATGGGATTCAAGACTTACAACAACTACTTTGAGGAGGTTTATGACTTGGACAGAGATCCTGATGTGAGGATAAACACCATCGTGGATGTGTGTGACAGATTGCGTGATGCTCCATGGCAAGACATCTATCTTCAAAGCCAGTCATTAAGACAATACAACTTTGATAACTTTTTTAATGAAGAACAGTTGGGAAAGGAAATCAATAAAACTTTGGATCTATTTCTTGAATTTGCTGACAGCAGTCAAGTTTCTTCTTGAGAATCCTAATCTATCTACAAGTTTAACAGCATTACCTGACTTGTCAACAGCAACGAATCCTTCTGGTTCTGTTACTTTCAATCCACCATCGGTTTGTTGGAATGATCCAATCGCCTGTGCTTGATTCATCTTCTGTAGCACAAATGACTTCATTGTTTGAACCGCTTTGTAGAAAGTAAGCATGGCCTGTAAAGGTTTCTTTGCTCTATTCAGGAACACAGGCATCTGCTTCATCTTGTCCTGTCTTAACTGCAAAGCCTTCTGTGCCTTCAATCCTGAAATCTGTTGTTGCATTCTATCTAGGTAGAACTTCTTGAATCCTTGCAAGAATTTGTTTGCATTGTTTGGCAGTTGTCCTTCTCTAACCATTGCGTTGATGTACATCTGGAACATGGGTATGAAGTCTTGGCTCTGTCCTAACACACTTGAAAGGTTCCTTGGCACCGCGTTTAGAAGTCCTTCAAGTTTTTCGATACCATTGAAGAACTGTTTTGTCTCCTCGTCTGTGAACTTGGCACTACCAGATACGTCTTTGTATGTTGCGTTATCAAAAAATACGTCGTTGCTTTGAGCAAATGAGCTCACGTCTGCTCCTCCGGATGCTGTCATGTCTGCGAGTGTCTCACCTGTGTAGGTTGTGTGAAATATTATTCCCACCTTTGCCCTGTCTATCTTTTTTGCTAGATTACTACCCTCGGGCACTGCGTATGTTATTGTGTTGGGCGTGAATGTCAAGTGAGGCTTGCCTCCTATATTCTTCCTTGTGATATCGTCGTCCGTGTACAATAGGTCACCTTGCACGACACCCTGTATGTTGAGTTTTTTTAAATGAACAAGACATTTTAAAAGTTTTTGTCCTAGTTCATCTGTGCCATGGTTGTTGGCAATATCTTTCTTCGTGTAATTTACTTTGGCGTTTTTGGCAAACACAGACTTTGTTCCAACAAAGAACTTGCCGTTGTCTGGATTGGTCCCACACACAACAGCAGGTGCTCCGTCCCACTTGACCGATACACTCATGGCTTCTGAACTTGATCCTTTGAGTGTTAGCAACAGTCCCCTAAAATACTCTACAACTGCCTTGCCACCCTCGTAGCCATCAGTGATTACAATATCTTCTATGTGTTCAAGGTGTGTCCGTTTAAACTCTGTTAGGACATCTTCTATCAACATGATTAGTCCTCTTTGTATTCGCCGTCTTTGATTTTAAGCACATTGTTCTTTACGTCTCTGTTTTCTCTGATACGTGCAACACCTTTACTGAACTTTGATGCGTCCATGTTTTTCAGTGCTGAATTGAATTTTTTCTCAAGTTTGAATGCTGTGTCTTGATCGAAGTTTTCCCGTATGTAGGTCATAAGCCTGATTGCGGACTCTAGTATGTGAGAGGCACGGCTCTCCACTACTTCCTCTTTGTCTCTTCTGAGAGGCATAGAACTTAACTCTTCTAATAGACTTTTTGTATGTTTCTGCATTATTGGTATTTACTCTTTATTGTAGCACAATTAAAGCAAAAGTCTACTGATTTACGTTGGGTAATGCTTATTTTAGTTTCCTATATATAAAATACTTACGTTGATTGGTGTCGTCACGTATATCCAGCACTTTTAAATTGAAAATCTCTGATAGCTCTATGATGAACGGAACATTCCAGGCGTAAAATTCTATCCAGTCTGCTTCAGGCTTATCATGTTGCACACCTGGGTTGACCCTGAAAAACATCGTGCCGCCCTTGGCCAATAGGTCTACGCATTTACCAACCTCTGCTATGATCTTGTCCCTGCTACCAAAGTTCACCGAGCCCAAGCAAAGTATCACATCAAACTTTGTGTCAGTTTTGTATTGCAGTGTGCCGACTTCGAAGTCTGCTTTGTCGTTGTACGGATCTATTCCTATTAGATTATGTATACGGCCTTTGAATTCATTGTAGCCACAACCAACGTCAAGCACTGCTCTCGGTTTAAGGCTGTTGACTTCGTCGATCAGTGATAGTCCTGAATATTTCCATTTCTTCATGTCGTTCTGCCAATACTTGGAGAAATATCTGTGGAGGCAGGCGTCGTCTATCACATTGACATAATCTTCTATTGTGTTACATCTTTTGACCTTTACGCCAAAGGTTTCCATTATGTAGGGTTGGGTTATTTTATCAAGGTCGTTTTGACTGTATGATAGTAATTTTGCAAATATTTTTTTGTTCATTATTTGTACAAATAAACTTTAATATCGTTCTGTTCATAGTTATGTATCCTTCCCTTGGTGTCTGGAAAACTTATATTGAGTGCTCTGCAAAGATCAACATTGTCTACAGGACAAGTAATCCGTTCTTGTTTATCTTTGATAAACTCCATTATATCTCTATTTTCCGATTGGATATGGCTCCACATTGTTTCCTCATCTTGGAAAAAACTGTAATTGGGATATGTGATGTCAAAACCACCTGCACCTATCCACCATTTTAAACACTCTATGTCATTACGGTAAACCATAACAATAGGATAACCTAGTGTAGAAAGTTGATTTAGTTCATGTGCAAACGTGTGTGACTTTATGATCCTTTTGCCTTTGCCTGAGAAAGGCAGATCCCAGTTGTCCCTAGTATTCCTGAACTCCATACCTGGATCAAAGTAAGACCCAATGTGTCCCACTACTCCTTTGCTGTATGATCTTTCGCTGGTGCTGTCGGATTGGTCAATGTCGGGTGACCTGTAGATATTTTTGGCCACACTGCTCCATTTTGAACCTGGGGCACCAGTGAAAAGAATATACATTATTTGGTAAGGTCTTCCTTGTAAACAGTATTGTACCCTAACTGTTCACTTTTGAAGTCTGCCAAAGTCTTTAGTGCTTCAGGTGTAATGAAAGATTTTAAAGTTCTTACCGCATCATCACCTTCCACTCCTGTCCTCCATTCATACTTGCCAACCTTCTTTTCGATAGCGGCAACCGAGTCAGGATCTTTGATCATCTTGTTCAGAGCGTCTACCAGTTTCTGTTTGTTTGGATTGCCTGCGTTCACCCAGAATGCTTTCTGAAGTGCATCTCTCCAGCTCTTGACTAGTTTGTATGCATCATAGAAGTCACCGCTTGGTGCCGTCAACCACATCTCTTCGTACAAGGCTTCGAATGTTGGCTCCTCGAAGTTAGGATCTGCACTGTGCTTACCGGTGTTCACATCCAGTAGTCCATGATGGAACCATGTGTATGCCTCACCTTTTTCGATCACAGGCAACACGTGTTTCTTGTATGCCGCAGGATTCTCTCTGGTTGCATTCAAGTCACCTCTTATGAAT